GAGCTTCCAAGTCTCTCCAGGTGTGCGCGTACGTGAGATTGATCTCACTAACGTAGTACCTGCTGTTTCTTCTTCGATTGGTGCCTTTGTGGGAGCATTCTCATGGGGTCCTATTGAAGAGGTACGCCAGGTAACGTCTGAGAAGAACTTGGCCGAAGTCTTCGGTGTTCCTAATACCACTAATAACGTCTCTTATTTTACCGCTGCTGGATTTCTTCAGTATGGTAATAATCTACAAGTTGTAAGAGCCGAAACAGCTGGTCTTAAGAATGCCATCGCAGATGGTACTGCAACTGCAGTACTAATCAAGGGCCAAGCACACTACGACGCATCCTACTCCGCAGGTCAGGCCTCTGTTGGTCCTTGGGCTGCTAAATATCCAGGTATTCTGGGTAACTCACTTAAAGTTGAAATCTGTACTCCAGGCCACTATTCTTCATACGCAAATGCCGCACTATACGATAGTGCACCAGGCACAAGTCAGTATGCAGAAGATCAGGGCGTAACTGGTGCTGCAGACGAAATGCACATCACCGTTATTGACGAAGGTGGAGCATGGACTGGTACCGCTGGTACAGTTCTTGAAAGATTCGCTTACGTCTCACAGGCAGCTGACGCAAAGCTGACAAACGGTGAGTCAAACTACTATAAAGATGTAATCAACGCAAAGTCTGCCTACGTATGGTGGATGGATCATGATACAGCGCTAACAGATGCCGGCACTTCATTGTCAACATCAGCAACTAGCTTTGTCTTTACTGATCCAGCAACTTTGATTACAGACTCGCTTTCACTTGGTGTCGATGACGATACTCTTACTGCTGCAGCTATCCAGACTGGTTTCGACCTAATGGAAGATTCTGAAACACTTGATGTTAACATGCTAATCTGTCCTCCATTGGACAGCACCATGGTTAACGCAAGCTCAGATTGTATTGCAGTTGCTAATGATCTTATCGCAATTGCCACTGCAAGAAAAGACTGTATTGCGGTCATTTCGCCGCCAGTCGCTTTCACAACCAATCCTGGTGGTCAGTCAGCTACTGATATTAACGGTGGTAGTGTTACAGCTACAGCAGTTAATCTCGTAGTCGCCTTTGCCGATTACCTATCATCCAGCTCATATGGAACACTCGATTCCACAGCGTTGAAGACTTACGATAAGTACAACGACGTCTTTATCGATATTCCATCATCTGGGCATGTTGCAGGTCTTATGGCAAATACCGACTCTGTAGCTGATGCATGGTTCTCACCAGCTGGTTTTAATCGTGGTCAGATTCTTGGAATTACAAGAGTCGCTTTCAACCCGAAGAAAGCCGAAAGAGATACTCTTTACAAAGCGAGAGTCAACCCGATCGTTTCTTTCCCAGGTGAAGGTACCGTACTTTTCGGTGATAAGACACTTTTGTCTCGTCCTTCAGCCTTTGATAGAATTAACGTTCGCAGACTCTTCATGGTCTTGGAGAAAGCAGTAGCTACTGCCTCTAAGTTCCAACTCTTTGAGTTCAACGACGAATTTACGAGAGCTCAGTTCCGTAACTTGGTCGAACCGTTCTTGAGAGAGGTAAAGGGTCGTAGAGGTATTACAGACTTTAAAGTAGTCTGTGATGAGACGAACAACACGGCAGCTGTAATTGACGCAAACGAATTTGTTTGTGACATCTACATCAAGCCTGCTCGCTCCATTAACTTTATCACATTGAACTTCATCGCTACTCGTACCGGTGTCGATTTCAATGAGATTGCAGGGTAAGGAGATAAGATATGGCTATTTTAGGAGTAGATGATTTCAAGTCGAAGTTGACTGGTGGCGGTGCACGCGCCAATCTCTTCAAGGCTACCATTAACTTTCCAGCTTATGCAGGTGGCGACGTCGAATTGACTTCGTTTATGTGTAAGGGTGCTGCACTGCCGGCATCAGTTGTTGCACCTATCACGATTCCATTTCGTGGTAGACAACTTCAGATTGCTGGTGATCGGGCGTTTGAGCCGTGGACTATCACGGTCATTAACGATACGAACTTTTCAGTTCGTAACGCAATGGAGCGCTGGATGAATGGCATTAACGAACATACAGCAAATACAGGTCTTGTCAACCCGGTTGATTACCAGGCAGACATGATCGTAGAACAGCTTAATAAAGCTGGTGAAGCTGTTAAGCGTTATGA